ACACTCCATCTGGGAGTGAATATGACCACGTAATGGTTCCCGTGCCTGACGTTGCAGCCGTCTGGAGCACCTGGAATGTCTTTTGCGTCGTCGTATCCAGTGTTTGGTCTACGGCACTCAGTACTGGCCGTACACCTGTAGCCAGCACGAAGGTCGCGCTCATATTCTATGGTGCTATTATTGTTGCTGTCACATTCAATGCAGTCGGAGCAAAGAGCGTCCCGGCTGCAATCGTAAACACGAGTTGTGTGTTTGTCTGGGACGTCACGGTGACTCCTGCCGGTAGAGGAGTTGTATGTGACCACGTGATTGATTGATTGTACGGATTGTAGTAATTTACCGTGTACGTTTGCGTGGTTGTCGTGTCGAGCGTCACGGGCGTCGGTGCCGTGACAGGCGTGAACAAACGTTGGTAATCGAAAACCTGGGTCGCCAGGTACTTGATCGGACCGGCGAAACGCTGAAACTCGTTCTGGTCTGCAGTGATGCGTGTACGTTGTGACTGCGTGATGAGGAGCCGGTGCGGCTGATCGACAAACCAACTGCGTTCGACTTCGCTGAGATGGAGGAGCGACGCCCACATTTGGATTGTGTATGTGGTCGACAACGTCTTGATACGAATCGTCAGATCGTGGTATTTGAGTGCGCACAGAGGGAAGGCGCGCGACCAGTCTTGACAAAAGAAGAAATGCAAAGGGTAAAATCCCGTCGGCGTTGCCTCGCGTTGCGACCACGTCGACGCCTCGAGCACCGGCCACACCTGTGACGAATACACATAGTCTTGCGTGTCGACGAGCTGACCACCAATAACGAGCTCGACCGAATCGATGATTCCGGCCCATGAGTTCAAAGGCACAAGCTGACCAGTCACCTTGTCGTGCGCCGTGAGATGACACGGCCCGAGGAGATCGCCGTATCTGTCAAAACGACACGATCCATCTGCATCAAAATTCATTTTTTTGAGTTCGGTACCGAATGGCACGCTGTGCCGATACACTGATCGAAAAAATGAAACTTGGGGGGTGCCTGAAAGCCACTCATCCTGTGGCCCTTCGGCTAAGAGCTGCGCACCTCCGACGCTACTCATCTAGGTTTTAGCGAGATTTTAAGAAGAATACAACACGGCACCCATACCGTTCTGGATACGGAGCACGTTATAGTTGACCGCGTAGATGTACGGAGACGCAGCCATACCGGCAGCAGCCGTCGATGCAGACGTCGTGCCCTGCACGATGCTCTGCAGGGTGATGTTGGACGGCGTAATCAGGCGGTACGTGTCGATGCGCGAGAAGTTGAGGGTACCAGTCGGCTGCAGCTTGGACGTGTCCAGGCAGTACGGCACGATCGCCACGTTAGAGACGGCACCGCTGTACGGAGCGTAGCCGTTGGGCGTGTGGTAATACTGGTTGGCATCCACCCACGAAAGCAGGGAACGAGACTCGCCATGTCCGTGCCGTTCACCTGCGTCTTGAGCTGCAGAGAGGATGCGTTCGTCGCATTCAGAGTGTACGCCTGGACGTAGTTGTTGGACTGGAACGCCAGGTACTTGACCGGGTGAGCAAAGGCCAACTCCATCACAGGGGCGGTCGGCACAAACTGACGCTGGACCTGGGTGATCAGCATATCCTGGGACGTCTTGGAGAAGTAGTCACGCTCGGTCTGGTCAAGGTAGATGAAGTTGGTCCAGAGAATGTACTGCAAATCCTGGTAGGTGGTGGGCGACAGAGACGTCGCACCGCTGAATGCGGTCGCAGTCAGGGTCGACGCCCACGTGATGCGCAGCTCGACGTCGTGGTACTGCAGAGCCACCAGGGGCAGAGCAGACTGCCAATCCTTGCAGAAGAAGAACTTGAGCGCCTGGAACGAGTTGTTGTTGAAGCCAGCCTGCGTCGGCGTGACCGCGCTGTCGTACTTGGGCAGCAGACGCTGGTTGGTGTTCGTCGCGCCGACCACCGGCTCGATGTTGTTCATCCAGTATGCGTCCTGCATGTCAATCACCTGACCACCAATCAGAAGCTCCACCTTGTCGATGACGCTCGCCCAGTTCAGCAGAGGGACCTGCGCACCGGTCGAGTCACGAGCAGTCAGGTACACGTAGGACATCAGATCACCCTTCTTCTCAAAACGAATCGTGGAGATGCCACCTGCGCTCGGCGTGCCCTGGATGAGCTGACGCTCGACCGAGTTGGCAAAGTGCGTGTACCGCTTGTACGTGGACCGGTAAAACGAAACCTCAGGCTTCCCCGTCAAGTATGCGTCCTGAGCGCCGATTGCAACGAGTTGAACAATGCCACCGCTCATTTAACAGAAGTCAACCTTTTTTTTTCACGCCTTTGCATAGTCCGCAAAGGCCGGCTGAGCCAACGGGTTCTTGGCACGGACATCCTTCGCCAGGTTAAAATCAATCTTGGCCTCACTGTTCCCCTTGAAGATGTTGTCCTTCTGGTACTGCGGCACGATGTAACGCTGACCGTGCGACCCATCCGCCGGACGAATGGGCAGAGAGCTCGCCTCGAGACGGGTCGTCGTATTAGCACCCACCATGCCGACGGCGTCTTGACGAACGTTCATGCGTCCCGGATTGGCAGCCCGATCGGGATTCACACGGTTGTTTGTGTTGCGCGTCTGGCCGTTGTTCATGAGCGTGCTGTCGTAGCCCTGGCCGACAGAGAACTGTGCCGGGCCGTCGCCCAGATTATCATCCCGGTAGCCCGTCTCTTGACGGTTGGTCGTCCGACGAGTCTTCTGGAAGTCCGGACGACCCTCTGGTGCAGTGAGAGCACCGCCCTGGCCCTGGCCACGATTCTGTGCCGGATCACGGTGCCACGCCTTGCTGTCCTTGGCATGGTGGGTAATCTCACCCATCGTCGTCCCACCATTCTTGATGAACGAGTTGGCGGGTCCACCCCACGTTCCTGGGAGGGTTGACAGACGCTCCTCGTTCATGTTGGTCGGCTCGATACGGAAAAACTGCTGGAACCCACCGGCTGCTGTCGTGTTGGGATCGAGACCGAGACCGCGGCCGACGTACACCTTTTCGGTCGGGTTCAGGTTGTTCATCCTGTTCGTGACATTCTCGCGGTACGACACGTCATACACGGGCTGACCAAACGGGAAACGCTTCCCATCCTTGACGATATCGCCCATGTTCGCAACCGCCTCCTTCGGGCGAAGACGCCAATCGGGATTTCCCGCAAATCCACGACCAATGTCGGGCGTCATGATCGTCTCGTCAAAGACGGGGTCCTGGGAGCGACGGAAGCTCTTGAGATCAAGCTCGGCGCGCGTAATCTTCTTGGGCGCGAGCATCGTAGGCACCTGCTGCTGTTCCTCCTTGGCATCGCTGATTTTCTTGCCCGAATAGACAAGACCGACAATCGCCGCCAACGAGAGCGGGTCCATTACTGTATTTGGACATTTTATTCAGACCCCCATTTAACAACTAACGTGTACCCCAGTTCTACAATCTTTTTATCACGTTCGACTGTTCTGGCATATACACTGTCCCATGACGTCTTGTGCGTGGGATGTACACCTTCTCCCTGATAGTTTCTATGCCCTGGATGCCCGTGCCAGTAATCCCCATGATATTCGTAGACTGTATTGGTACATGCGTCGTAACCGTCTACTTTCCATCGCGTACCCGGAATTCGAAATTCTCCGTCAGAACTATCTGATGTTCGAAGATTCGGGATATTAAGACTTCTAAGCCATTCCAATGCTACTCTGGACGTACCGTTACTGGCACATTTTGGACACCCTTGTCGTTGGTTTACATGATGATCTGGTTTCTGTCTAAAAATACCATGAATATGACACTTGATGTCTAATTTAGTACGCATACCTTTGTACTCGTCAGGGTATTCATATTTTTGCCCATGAATACTCACCGCTTTCTCTAGAAAGTGATCGTGTGTTCGAAGAGAAGTTTTACCGCACTGTTTACACCCTTTTCCGACTAAATGATGTTTAGGCTTCTGCTGGAATTCTCCATGAACACGGCACTGAATGGTTATCGGTGTAAGACTTCCTTTATATAACTCGGGATACTCGTATTTGTCACCATGGATAACTTTTGCTCTGGTGATAAATCGTGTGTGTCCCAGGGACAAAGGGTCCATATTACTTACAACTGCTATAAAAAATCTACTTTTTGCCGCCGTAACGCTGGGCAAATGACTCGGACTGGTACACGGCGTACGTGCTGATGGGGTCGTTGAGCTGGACGCGAACCGGCTCATTCACCTCGTACAGGGTCGGGAAGTCAAACTTCTCGGCCGTCCAGTACTTGTTGTTGCGCGAGCTCGTCTGGGAGCGAAGCGCATCGTCGGTCATGATCATGTCAACATAGTTTGTGTTGGAAGGACCCTTCCAGATTCCATCCTCGAGGACGACACCGTCAGTCTGAAGCCGAGGCATTCTTTCTAGGTGTGAACATTTTTAACGGTAGCCACCGCCGTTGCCGCCACGCATCTGGACACGTTCCGGGAAACGAGCGTTCGGGTTGCCCTCTGGGTCACATGCGCCCGGGGTGTCGCGGCACTGAGGCGCAAACGGGCGACCGTATGCAGCCTGGGCAAATGCCGCCTGATCGTTGGGAATTGTGGTACTTGCCGTCGTGTAGAAATTGCGGTCATAGTCACGCACCTTTTCAAACGGGTGAACAATGTCGAAATCCGTCTGAACCTCCTTGCGCACTGACGGGTACCATGCTGCCGGCGAACGGTCAGGGTTGGTCGAATACTCACCCATCAGAATGTTGCCCATGGGGTTGTCAACAGTCGGCATGGTATAGCCCTGGAGCCCCTTGGCAACATAGGCGGAACGAGCCCCCTCTGGGATCATGTTGTTGAAATAAAGACCATACAGAACGGCAAGCACGAGGCCACCGAGGAGCACAACGCGTGAATCGCGGCGAATCAGAAACAGAATCACGACGGCATACACGATGAAACGGGTCGTCGCTTCGACACGCTCCTTGGCCGTCTGGCGATCGGACGGCCAAAAGTCCATAAGTTTGTCTTGCTTGAACACTTCTTGGGCAATGTCCATATTGAATTACTCCGAGATCTTTTTCTCGCCCATGAGCCCTGCAAGACCACCCGAGCCCATGAGCTGAGACATGAGACCGGACATGTTCTTCATGAGCGCCTCCTCACCGGTGATGCCCTCCTCGGTCATCTGCTTGGCGCACTTTTCGGCAACGCTCTCAATCATGCTGAGCGTCTCGGCTGGGAGAGCACTGATGGTTGACGCCAAAATGTAGAGCGTCTGGAGGTACTTCCAGATTGCCTCCTTGGTCGAGGATGACAGATCATCCCCCCAAATCTTGGCAATGTTCAGCTCGCTGAGCAGAGGCACTGAATCGGAATTCTCCTTGAAAAACGACTCATTCTTCTCCATCAGCTGGGAAGCAACCGGGCCGATCGACTTCATGAAGCTCTCGAGCACGGCACGAGGACGCGCCTTGCGAATCATGCTGAAAGATGCCTGGTACTTGACGAACGACTTCTCCTCAGGGAAGGTGAGTACGAGTTCGTCGAGGAACTGTTGCATCATGTCATTGAAAGCAGAAACGGTGGTCGCCATTAGGTATATGACGTCTGTAGACTTTAACTAGAACGGATCGTGCGAAATGGACTCTTTCGAGCCCGCGCCCTGGGACACGATAAAGTACACGAGGAGACCAACCAGGAACGCCGGCTTGAAGTAGGCGGAGTTTGGAAGCTTCTCCTTGTTCATGGACGCCTTGACGTGGATATATGCCAACGTCGCGGCGGCGGCAATGGCGCCGGCACTCATAGGATCGCGAAAGTGGTGATCCATTTACTGTTGACTGGCATAATTTTTGAACCACTCGATCGTTTCATGAAGACCGGTCTTCAGATCCTTCTCGGGCTGTGGAAACTCGCCGGGACCCGGCTTGGCAAACTTGCGCATTTGGCCGTCTGGTCCACCGACAAACTCGATGGGAATGCCGTACTCGCTCGCGATTGTTTTTGCGAGCTTTCGGATCGAATACTCTTGCTCGTTGCAGCACACAATCATGGGTGGTGGCTTCTCCGGTGACTCGACCGCCCATACGACGATCCGTGCCAAATCGTCCGCGTGAATAAACTGTCTGAGCGCCCGACCCGTCCCCTTGACTTGAAGCGTCTTTCCATCCCTGGCGGCGATCCATGCGCGGTGAATGAGCGCCGGAACGACGTGACCATCCTCGAGCGAAAAGTTGTCGTGTGGGCCATACACGTTGGTCGGGATGAGTGACGTCACGTGGGTTCCGGTCGTCTCGCGAATGATCCGGGCGTGAACCTCCGAGACGCGCTTGGCGTATGCATAGCCCTCGTTCGAGGGGTGTGGCGGACCCATGTGAAGCATCGCCGGAACGAGCTCGGGCTCGGACGTGTCGTCCGGGAAGATGCACGTCGAAAGCATGGTGACGACCCGAGGCACCTTGCGACGCGCCGCCTCACGCAAGACGAGCGTATTCATCAGAACATTATCCTCGAACATTTCCTGGCGCTTGTTCATATTCTTGAACATACCGCCGACGTTTGCCGCCAAGTGGACGACGGCGTCATACGGCGCGAAGAACATCTCGGCTACGTTCGCCTCACACGTGAGACTTCCGTGCATCTTGGAATCAACATAGATCCAATCCGGTCGCAGTTTCTTGACGGCCGAGCCGACGAGACCGGACCCACCCGTGACGAGCACCTTCATTACACCTTCAAAGGGTTTACTTCTTATCAGGTGCGTCGTCAAACAGCGTCTCGTGGTGGATCGGTGCAGGCGTACCCGGAACAGGCGTCACGGGAACCTCCTTGAGTTCGCCGTTCGGATCAGCACCCATCGGCGTGCCCGGCACTGCCTCAGTTGCAGGCGTTCCGGGAATTTCAGCACCCTCTTCACCCGTCGGAGTTGCCGGCTCGGGTGTTACAGGTGGTGCGTCCTCCTCCTCCTCAACCTCGCCGTTGGTGTCTGCGCCAACATCGTTGTCCATATCGAAATCACCCGTAAACCCGGGGATGTACGTGTCGAGAATCTGCTGCACGGGAATAAAGTCCTCGATAATC